GAAGGAATGCGAGCTGCGCCGTGTATTCGGCGTTGTCGATCCACCACTTCTTTGGGCCCGGTTGCACGAGCTGTGAAAAACCCGCGCTCTTGGTCCCGTCAAGCGTCTGGATGATGCAATCGATCTGCTCAAGCGTCGTCTTGGTGTAGAAATCTCCATCGTACGAAGGCCAAGCACCAAAGACCTCATCAATTGGATCCCAGTCGACAGGAATCTCGCCCTCAGCGCGATTGCGCTTGATGAGTGCGTGCTTGCGTCGAAGCTGGGCCTTCATGGAGCTCATGATGCCGTTGAAATCGCGTGGGGGGGGGGGCTTAACCCAGCCCTTCAAGTCGATTCCATGCTTGGAAGCGATAGCCTTCTCTTTGCCAGGGGCAAGACCATGGCTAGAGCCAAGGGGATTAATGCGAGAGCTATTGCTGCAAGTGCCATATCCAATGAGATGTGTCTCACCATCCTCGTCAACGAGATCAGACAAATTGTCATCTCGAACGACGTTGGTGGCGTCGACATATCCTTTCAAAGCACTAAATGGCTCGCTCTCAAGCAAGTGATTCCTTCCCTCGACGAACCGAAGCTCGCGAAGGCATCGAGCATCCTTAGCACCACGCGCAAGAATGTCACGCACGCGATCGACATCGACGTCGCCATCAGGGTCGTGTAGCTTGACACAAATCAACTTTCCATCAAAGGAATGGAAAAGTTTCTCGGTCTGAAACATAACGGCCTTGAGGAACGACGAATAGCTCTTGTGTGTAACGCAAGCGGGGGTAGCAGCAGCTGTGTCGGCTGGCTTGGAAGAGGAAGTTGCGGGAACACAATGGTCCATAGCAGCCTCAGAGATGCTCGGCATCTTGGGACGAGTTCGAGTGCGAGCGAGATCGTCGCGCAGCACAGTCTTTCCCTTAACTCCGAAGGCATCTCCAGATTGCATCTCTGTACGCAAAGGCCGAAACTGAGCAATTGGAGGGGGGGGGGTCGAGGCAATGATCCAGTGGCTAGGCACTAGAGTGCGTCGCTCTCTAACCTGCGGAGGAATCGGACGCTCATCGTCGGGGTAGATGCCCCAGCGAATGCCGGTGGTGTACTCTGGAAATCGTCCATAAAGTTCACCGCCAGGATTGCTAATGCAGAGCTGGCCGTAAGCCGGCCGATGATCGCCATAATACCGTCTGCCGTTAAAGTCCGGATCAACATGGACGGGCTTGTCAATGACAAACTGCTCTTCATCATACCAGTGATTAGAGCGAATCAACTCCGGGTCACCATAAAAAGTGCGGACGCCACGGTTATGCAAAACTCGCTCACGCTCGAGAACATCAAGAGTGATGCCCTCTCCATGGAAAGGATCGTCAGTGGCAGTGCGAAACTGCCATACTTGTCTGCGTGTACGAGGATCAACCAACTTCAATGGACGACCGTTTGGATTGAGACAATACTCATTGTCCAGATGGC